CAACGTGCGCAGCAGCCGGGTGTATGGCTTTTCGCCGGTTGAGCAGATCATCATGACGGTGAACATCGCGCTGCGCCGGCAGATCTGGCAACTGGAGTTCTATACCGAGGGCAGCGTGCCGGATACCCTGCTGGCGCTGCCGGCCGACTGGAACCCGGACCAGATCGCGCAGTTCGACACATGGTGGCAATCCATCCTGGCTGGGCAGACCGGTGCGCGCCGCAAAGCCAAGTTCGTGCCGAACGGCACCGTCATACACGACACCCGCCAGCAGACGCTGAAGGACGATTACGACGAGTGGCTTGCCCGCGTGTGCTGCTTTGCGTTCGGCACCAGCCCGCAGCCGTTCATCAAGATGATGAACCGCGCCACCGCCGAAACGCTGAAGGAAGCCTCCAACGAGGAGGGTGTGCGCCCATGGTCCATCGCAATCAAGGACATTATGGACGCCATCATCTGGGATTACTTCGGCTACGAGGATCTGGAGTTCGGTTGGAAGCCGAATGTGGAAGGCGACCCGGTGAAACGCAGCCAAGCGGACGACTTGGACATCCGCAACGGCACCAAGAGCGTCGACGAGGTGCGCGCCGAGCGCAAGATGAAGCCCATCGGGATGTCGCACGCCGTTTACACCATGCAGGGGCCTGTACTACTGCAACCGCTTATCGAAGGGAATCCTGACGCCGTTCAGAGCAGCCAGCAGGCCCAAACGGCGGATAACTCGGAGGAGGTACGGTAACGCGGCGTCTGAACACCTTTTTGAGTTGCAAATCAGTAACATTTTGGGTATTTTGTCCGAAAATCGTCGTTTTGGATCAATAAAGGAGTGGCTATGAGCACGAAACTGATGCACCCGCCTGCAACTGGCGGCAGCACCACGGTAAACGGGCGCAAATACGCTAGCCCGGCTGGCACGCCGATTAACGTGCCGGACTTCGACGCGGTGATGCTGGAGGCCAACGGCTGGTTCCAGGTTGCCGACACCGGCACCACGGCGCAGCGCCCGGTGAACCCGCAGACCAATTTCAAGTACTACGACAGCACCGTCGGCGGCCCCATCTTCTGGGACGGCAAGACGTGGCGTCACCAAGGCACTGGCGCGTCGGTGTAAGCGGCAGCCCCACACGTACAAGGTGCGATCATGAGAAAATTCGCCGCATTTGAGAAGCAGGAAAAGCAGGACGACGGCACTATTAAAGTGTGGGGCTACGCCAGCAGCGAAGCAGTGGACGCTGATGGCGACGTCATCAAGGCGACCGCCATGGCCGCCGCCCTGCCGGACTATATGAAGTTCGGCAACATCCGCGAGATGCACCAGCCGCTGGCCGCAGGCGTGGCTATAGAGGCTGAGGTGCTCAACGATGGAAGGACTTGGCTGGGTGCACACGTGGTTGACCCCACGGCGGTCAAGAAAATCGAAACCGGCGTGTACAAGGGTTTCAGCATCGGCGGCGCGGCTACCGAGTACGAACCCGGTACGAAGAACGTCATTACCGGGCTCGTTCTCAATGAGATCAGCCTCGTTGACAGGCCGGCAAACCCCGACGCAGTATTCGAACTCTGGAAGGCACAAGGCATGACTACTCCGACCCCGACGAACCCGGCCGATCAGGTCAACGAGCTTGCTGATATTCTCAACAAGGGCGAGCTATCCATTGCCGACGTCCTGGGCATGGTGAAGGACGCCATCGAGAAGAAGGCCGGCAAAGCCGCAGGCGGCAACGACGACGGCGCTGGCGGCAGCCCGGCTGACCCGGCCAGCAACGACCAGATCGACACCGCCAAGGCCGACGGCAAGAAGGACGACAAGAAAGACGGCGAGGACGAGGAAGACGACGAGATGGAGAAGGCCACCAAGGCCAGCGACTCCGACAAGCCGTACGGCGACGTAGAGTATGCCGACGGCGGCAAGCAGGACGATGGCAAGAAGCGGTACCCCATCGACACCGCCGAGCACATCCGCGCTGCCTGGAACTACATCAACAAGCAGAAGAACGCCGACAAGTACAGCTCCGGCGATCTGAAGGAAATCAAGGACAAGATCATCGCGGCCTGGAAGGACAAGATCGACAGCGAAGGGCCCCCGAGCGCATCGGAAGACGGCAAGGACAAGAGCGCCGCTAACGGGGCACAGGGTGCGGTGATTGAAAAGTCGCTGTACGGCATCTCCGACCTCGCGTGCACCCTGTCCGGCCTGAACTGGCAACTGTGCAGCGTGGAGTGGGAAGAGCAGGGCGAGGACGATACCAAGTCGCCCACGCTGGCGCTGTTCACCAAGTGGATGGACGACGGCATGGCGCTGCTGGAAACCATGGTCGGCGAGGAAATTGCTGAGTGGAAAGCCGGCAAGGGCATCGAGCTGGCGCTGGACAGCGGCTACATGCAGAAGTGCGTGATTCCCGCGCTGGTCAAGGCTGGCAAGCTGCCTGCCGCCCCCGCCGCTGGCACTGAGGTGCAGCCGGTTGTGGAAACGCCTGTGGTCACCGACCCGGAAGCCGTAGCCAAGTCGCTGGCCGCCGCGCAGCCGATCGCGAAGGCCGCCGTGGTGCCGGTGCACGAAACCCCCGAGTTCAAGGAGGCGCTGGAAAAGGCCGTGAAGGCCCAAAACGGCGAGCTCATGAAAACTGTCGACAGCCTCGTCAAGCGGCTGGAGATCGTAGAATCGCAGCCCGCCCCCGCGAAGGGCGTTCTGCGCGCAGTATCCAAGAGCGCCGATGGCGTCAGCCCTGAGCAAGCTGCACCGGAGGTGACCCCCGTAACCTACCAAGGCCAAGAAGACCCGGTGGCCACTGCACTCAAGAAGTCTCTGCAAAATCCCGGCACCATGCTGGTCGGTGGCGCCATCCTTAACAAGTAACGCGGCCCGGCAACGGATCCTGTAACCACTTACCGCACTAACGCAACCTATTCTGGAGAGAATCATGGGTGCTAATACTCAAGAAACCATCGACGCGCTGAAGAAGGCGCTCGGGTCGCCCGACACGCTGCTGAAGTCTACCTTCAGCCAGCCGGGCACCGCCACCACCGGCATCAACTACTACGACTTGGAGCAAGGCGCCAAGTTGCTGTACCCGGTGCTGACCCCGCTGCGCAATTCCATCCCGCGCACTTCCGGCAAGGGTGGCATTCAGGCCAATTGGCGCGCCGTGACGGCCATCAACCCGCAGCAGATCCGCGCAGGTGTTTCGGGCGGCAACCGGGGCGCCGTGATCGCCGTGACGACCAAGGACTACATCGCAGCGTATCGCGGTCTGGGTCTGGAATCGAACGTGGACTTCGAAGCCGACTACGCGGCCGGCGAGTTCGATGACGTCAAGGCCATCGCAACCCGCGCGCTGCTGGAATCGGTGATGATCCAGGAAGAAATCACGATCCTGGGCGGCAACGGCGCGGCCGTCGCACTGGGCACCTGCCCGACCCCGACTACCGTAGCGTCGACCACGGGCGGCACGCTGGCAGCAGCCACCTACTCGGTGATCTGCTACGCGCTGACGCTGGAAGGCTTCCTGTCGGCAGCGGTTTCCACCGGCATCCTGGGCCAAGTGACCCGCGCCAACGCCGACGGCTCCAGCGACCAGTTTGGTGGCGGCAGCTCGCAGCGTTCGGTCGCCTCGCCGGCAACCACCACGGGCGCCACCGGCTCCATCGCCGCGTCGGTAGCCGCTGTGAACGGCGCCGTGGCCTACGCATGGTTCTGGGGCACCGCCGGCAACGAGACGCTGGGCGCGATCACCACGATCAACTCGTACGTGATCACTGCCACCGCCACGGGCACGCAGCTCAGCTCGGCCGTTACCAACGGCGGGGCGGACAACAGCAAGAACTCGCTGGTGTTCGACGGCCTGCTGTACCAAGCCTTCGCAACGGGCTCGGGCGCCTACGTCAACGTCATGCCCACGGGCACGGCCGGCACGGGTACCCCGCTGACCGCCGATGGCGCTGGTGGCGTGGTGGAAATCGACGCGGCGTTCAAGTCGCTGTGGGACAACTACCGTCTGTCGCCGGACATCATCTACGTGTCTTCACAGGAGATCCAGAACATCTCCAAGAAGATTCTGTCCGGCACCACCAGCGCGGCACAGCGTTTCGTGTTCACGGTGGACCAGTCGCAGATCGGTGGTGGTGTGGTCGTCACCTCGTACCGCAACAAGTTCTCCATGAACGGTGCGATCGAGGTACCCATCAAGATCCACCCGAACCTGCCCCCCGGCACGATCCTGATGCTGACGCACAAGCTGCCGTATCCGCTGTCCAACGTGGCCAACGTGATTCAGGTGCGCGCTCGCAAGGAGTACTACCAGATCGAATGGCCGCTGCGCTCGCGCAAGTACGAGTATGGCGTCTACGTCGACGAGGTGCTCCAGCACTACTTCCCGCCATCAATGGCAGTCATCGTCAACATCGCCAACGGCTAACCGTCGCCCGGTGATGTGAGCGCAGACGGCCCCGGCTAACCACTGGGGCCGTTTGTACGTAACGGATAGTCAACAGGAGCGCACAATGGAAGGCGATCAAACCAACGACGGCGTAATCAGCTCGGACACCCCCAGCGTAAAGGTGGCAGTACTGGGCGACGACGTCTGCAGTCTCAGCGTGTTTGGTGTGGAGTACGCGGTGGCCGAGGATGGTACCTGCATGGTGCCGGCTGGCGCCGCGCAGCACGCCATCAGCATGGGTCACGCCGCTGCCGTCACGGAAGACGTGGCAGCCCCGAAGACCAAGAGCCGCAAGTAAGGACAAGCCATGCCGGTGCCCGCGAACCCCCAAATCGACCTGACCACGCTCGCGCAGGTGAAGCTGGAGTTGGGTATCTCCAACACTACCAGCGACGACTTTCTGCAGACGCTGATCACAGCTGCGAGCGAATACATCGCCAGTTGGTGTAGCCGCCAGCTTGTGCAGGCCACGATCAACGAGGTGCGCGATGGCAGCGGCAGCCGCGTCCTGATGTTTGCCGAGTACCCCGTGACCGCTGTTGCCAGCGTGGCCATTTCCGGCACGCCGGTCAACCCGGTCACGGACTTTGTATCTGACGGCTTCCGCTTCACGAAAACGCAGCTAATCCTCAACGTGCAGCGTTTCTGCCGTGACGCCGGCAATGTGGCCTTGCAGTACACGGCAGGGTACAGCCCTGTGCCGCCGGACTTGGCGCAGGCCGCCGCCGAGCTGGTCATTCTGAAGTTCAAGTCCATTCCCAAACTTGGCACGGTGGGCAGCCAAGCGATTGATGGGCAAAGCATCAGCTTTAACGCCGGCCAGGACTTCACGCCAAGTATCCTGACCATTCTGAAGCAGTACCGCAAGGTTATCCAGGTGATTGGATCGTGATCAAGATAAAGGGTTTCGTCACCGGGGTACGAGAAGTCAATGTCCGGCTCATTGGGATGCCGGACCGTATCCGCGCGGAAATCCTTGACACTATGAGGCAGCTTACCGGCGAGTTGGAGACGCACGTAACCGGCGATTACCTGTCCGGGCAGGCCCTGAACGTGGTGACCGGGCGCCTGCGCGGCAGCATTGGTCACCGTGTGTATCAGGAAGGCAACGCCATCATAGGCGAAGTGTACAGCGCCGGGGTGCCGTACGCACGCATCCAGAACGACGGTGGTCGCACCGGGCCGCACATCATTGAACCGCACACAGCCAAGATGCTCCACTTTTTCGGCTCGCGTGATGGTGCCGAGCTTTTCCTGCGGCGAGTTAACCACCCCGGCAGCCGATTTAAGGGGAAGTTCTTCATGGGCAAGGCGCTGTTCGACATGCGCGGCCAGATTGTAATGGAGCTCTTTGAGGCAGCGATTCGCGGAGCACACAAGAAATGAGCATCGTAATCAACCGCGAGCAAATCTACGCCGCGCTGTTCACCAAGCTGCAAGGCGTGCAGTCCGCCGGGGCGGCGCTCACGGTGTCACGCCACGTGAAGCACTATGGCGATGTGCCGATTGAGCAGCGCCCTGCGGTGTTCCAGTTTCAAAAGGGCGAGCAATGGAAGCGCCTGCGTGGCTTCCCGCCCGTTATCACGCTGAAGGCCGAGTGGCTGGCGTATATCGCCGCCAACCCGGATGACCCGACAACTGTTTCGTCAACGGCCATTAACAACCTGATCGATGCCGTGGAGAATGCCTTGGCCCCTTCTCCCGTAGCGCCCAACAATAACCAGGATCTCGGTCTGCCAGACGTGGTGCAGCACGCTTGGATCGAGGACGGTGTTGAGGTCTACGAGGGCGTGTTGCTCGACACGTCCATCGTCATCATCCCTATCCACATCCTCTGTTCTGGCGGTGTACCCGCTTAATAGGAGTTATCATGCAACTCGGTTTCGGAGCAGGAAGTTTGTGGGGTACGCCGCTGCTGGATTCCACCGGCGCGGCCATCGCAAACCCCACCCCTGTGAAATTCGGCGTCCTGCAGGAAATCACGCTGGACATCGAATTCTCGCAGAAGGCGCTTTACGGCGGCAACCAGTTCCCGGTCGCAATCGGCCGTGGTCAGGGCAAGGTCACGGGCGCGGCCAAGAATGCGCAGATCAACGGCCTGCTGTGGGGCAGCCTGCTGTTCGGCCAAGCCGTGCAGGCCGGCATCCAGGCCGTGCTGCAGGACACCACGGGCGCGGCCATCCCGGCCTCGCCGTTCACCATCACGCCCACCCCACCCAGCAGCGGCGTATGGCTGGCGGACCTCGGCGTTATCAACGCCAGCGGCAACCCGATGACCCGCGTGGCCAGCGCACCGACCACCGGGCAGTACAGTGTGGCCGCAGGCGTGTACACGTTTGCCGCCGCCGACACGGGCCTGACGGTGTTCATCAACTACCGTTACACGGCCACCAGCACCACGGCCAACAAGCAGACCGTGCTTTCGCAGCCGATGGGTTACAGCCCCTCGTTCGCGGTGGATCTGCTGATGGTGTACCAAGGCCAGAACTTGGCGGTGCACCTGTATAACGCAACGTCCGCCAAGTTGGCGCTGCAGACGAAGGTCGAGGATTTCCTCATCCCGCAGTTCGACTTCGAATGCTTCGCTGACACGCAGAACCGCGTGCTCGACTGGGGCACGACGCAGTAACCACCCCACCAACATAACTAGACCGGCCCTCATCCCGAGGGTCGGCGCCCTTAGCGAGAAAACATCATGCAGACCAAGCAAATCGAACGCGTTGAATCCGAAGTTGGCATCGAAGGTGTGTGGGTGCAGCTCGGCGGCAAGGCGTATCTCATCCCCGCGCTATCGCTCAACGGTATGCGCAAACACCGCGGCCGCCTCGCCATGCTGCAGAACGGGCGCTCCGCAGACGAGGAAATGACCGATGACTACATCGACGCAGTCGCCCAAATCACCTTCGACGCGGCCAAACGAAACTACCCGGAGCTCGCGCAGGAAGTTGTCGAAGACGGCATCGATATGCGCAATTTTGGGGAAGTTATTCTTGCTGTCATGGGCGTCTCTGGCTTTACCCGCGCGGCCGAGGGCGATCATGCAGGCGCTGGAGCGGATGCGGCCCCACAGGTGACCAACGTGGGGGAGTCGACTGGGACGGCCTGATCATCGAGATATGTCTACGTTTTCCCGGCTGGACATGGGATTACGTAGACAATCACATGACCATCCCAAGAGTCAACAAGATCTTAGAGAAGTGGGGTTCCGTTCCTCCTATTCACCTCAGTATGGCGGCCATGGCTGGGGTGGACCTAGACGATGCTGGGATAAAGAACGGCGCAGGTAGCAAGGCGGCAACGCCTGAAACCGAGAAAAACATGGCCATGTTGATGCAGAACTTTCCACAGCGCGCGACATCAGTAGGATAGGGAAATGGCCAACGACCAAAATGACCAGCTAAACGTACGCATCGTCGCGGAGTCCGATGACGCTGGCGCGAAGCAGGCGGCCGACGCAATAACCAAAGCCGCTGATACGATGAAGGAGGCGATGAAGTCTGTCGCCGCCGCCACCGAAGACACTAGCCGCCGTGTCGCCGACGCGTATCGCACCCAGCGCATGGAGGCAGCCGCCGCCGCGCTGGCCATTCGTCGCTCGCTGGAGGAGCAGGCCGCCGCACAGAAGCAAGCCGAGCAGGCCGCCCGCGCGGCCAACGCGGCGCGGTCCGAGGAAGTACGGCGCGCCGTAGCCGCCGAGATTGTGGCCAACAGGCAGTCCGCAGAAGCAGCCCGCGCATCGGCCGAGGAGCAGGCACAGCAGGCCCGGCGCGTAACGGCTGAGCGTGCCGCCGCAGCACGGTCTGCACTGGTGGCCGAGCAAAACTCCTACAGGGAAGCCGCAGCCGCAGCGAAAGCCAGTGCAGAGGCGCAGGCCACGGCAGCCATGTCCGCAGCGCGCAACCGCGCCGCCGCAGCGCGCGAAGCCGCCAGCCCGCAGTCGTTTGACTACCGGCAGCAGGCCAGCGACGCCATCAACGCCGGGCTGGCGCGTGGCGCGCAAATGCGCAGGGATGCTGTATCGCTCGCCAAGGAGACCAACCGGGTCGTAAGCAGCGGGCAGAAAGACGAGCTTACGATGTGGCAGCGCATCGAGGGCAAGGGCTCGGGTGTACGCCGTGAGTTCCTCGTGCTTGCGCACGAAATGGTCACCGGCAACTGGACGCGCTTCGGTGGCTCACTGATCGTTATGGGTGAGCGAATGGACGGCTTCCGCTTGTTGCTGTCACCTACCGGACTGGCCCTCAGCGCGGTGGTGGTCACCATCGGCGCGTTCGCCGTGGCTGCCGCACGTGGCGCCATGCAGGCCAACGAGCTGACGAAGGCACTTATTCTCACGAATAACGCTACCGGCATGACGCTATCGCGATTCAAGGCGATGAGCGACGCCGTGGCGGCCAACGCGCAAGTTAGCAAGACGGCCGGGCAAGACGCGCTGATGGCCGTCATTCAGTCTGGCCAGTTCACCGGCAGGGCAGTGCAGCCCATCACCGACTTGACCGCCACCATCGTCCGCCTGACCGGCGAGACAGCCGACAAGGTGGTCAACGACTTTGCGCGCATGGGCGACAGCACATACCGCTGGGCGCAGAACAGCACCATCGCGATCAACAACCTCACCACCAGCGACATGCAGCACATCCGCGCGCTGGAGGACATGGGCAAGCAAACCGAGGCGCAGGCTTTCGCGGCGGAGCGGCTCAACCAGAAACTTGCCGACACCGCGCAGCAGCTTGGGTACCTGCCGGGGCTCCTGCAGTCTGCGAAGAACAT